ATAATATAAACCGGTATAAAATCAAGATACTTTTTGCCATTGCCGAGATGGGTGGGGGCTTGTATAACTTCCTCTACTTTTAGATTTAGCTTTACATTATAGGTTGCCTCGCTAAATACACACTTACCATTAACCATCTCAAAAGTCTGCTTCCAGATAATATCCTCACTCTTGAAAGCTACAAAATGAACTTTAGTTAGTTTCTCATAATCATCAAATTCAGTTATGGGAAAACATTCTATTCTTGGCCGGGGTAGAAATCTTATTCCTAGATCACTGTCATAAATCATCTTAAAGACCACCCCACCAGAAGTATTGGATTCTTTAGCTGCCTGTTGCAATTTCAAATCCATATTGTTTTTCTGGTGAATATCATACAAATCCTTTTCAACTGTCTCTACTTTTGTTTCTAGAGACTTTTTATTGGTACTTACAGCAATATCAATAGACTTTTCAAACTGCCAACCAGCAAGTTTATCTACGATATACCGGGAATAGTTTATCGGTATCTGTGCTGGATTTCTTTCACTTGATTGCTTAAATTCAGGATATTTGGCCTCAATATACTTAAAAACATCATTTTCGTAGTAATCATAATATTTAATAAGTGCATTAAGTTGTGATAATTGATTTTCTGTAAAAACTGAATATGCCTTATCTTTAATTTCTTCAGGATAAGCCAACTCTATTAATTTTCTTAAATCTACCATAATTCCTCTTATCTAAATGAATATTCGGCAAGCTTTGACTCGCCTATAATATTTAACTTTGAATAAGTGCCATATCTCATACTGTCGCAGAAGTGGTCATTGAATTTTACTGGTTCTTCCATTACGTTGCCGTCTTTGTCTTCCCGTCTTTTATAGGATTGGAGTTCTTTAATCCCACTTATACTATCTGCTGTAATTCCAAGCATATGAGTCTTACAAAAGTCTATCCCGGGTGTTATATCTTTTTTAGCTTTATGGATATTAAATCCTGCCTGGTAAAATTCATTTATCCTGGCCGGTTCTGACGGATCTGCAAATATTTCCCTATACCTTAATTCTTCCGGTATTAATTTCTTTACCCGTTCTATAAGTTCAGTATTGGTAAGCCCACTTTGATATAGGAGCTCGTGTACTATAAAATCATTTTCAATCCAGTTATTTTCAGTAAGTACAGAGGGATTAGAAAAACCAAAATCAAGTCCGTAAGTTATATCATCTACTTTCTTGCCATCTATTGTTTTTACTTTGGTTTCAGGATCAATTTCAACCTTACCGAATGTTTTCCATTTGTCATATATAATATTTTCAAGCACACCCCATTGGCTTAATCTAAATATTTTATATAGATTTAAATCTACATCTTTTAATCTATCGAGACGTTTTCTATCTGTATCGCTGGCAAATGGGTTATCATCTATCGTTGAAATATGGACCGCCACATCTTCATCTGGTTTGTCTACAATTTCAGTCTTAATCCAGGACAATGCCTCCATAGGATTCAAGGATAAAAACATCTGATTAATACCATCAGTTTCACGTCTCATTAAAATATCAAGATTAAGATATTCCCTGAATAAAATATCAATTGCTTCTTCTACCCAGATATAATTTCCCTGCTCAATTGATTTCAGTTTATCTACATCATCAAGGCCTGTGAAAAGAATTGAATTGCCGGGACTATCTTTTCGGGTTATTTCAAGTTCTGTATTATTAATATTTACATATTTATAACAATCATACTTGCGTAGAAAATCTATAATCAACTGAAAGCAGCTTTTCTTAACCGCTACCCTTGTTTTACGTACAATGAGTATTCTTTTATTTTCTTCTTTGAAGAACTTATTTACAAGCAAATGCAGCGCTACGCTCCAGGATTTTGTACTATCCCTGCCACCTATCAGAAAATTTATTCTCTTATCAGTTTTTGCAAGCCAATCAAATACATTACTCGCTTTCAGGTTTCTTATTTCCATTTAGAATTTCTACTTCAAATTTTAATGGTTCAGTTCCAGATATTTCCGTATGTGTTTTATCGGGAATAAATTTCTTAATTACATTTATCAATACCGTATCGTTTATAAAAGCACGCTCAATTAATCTTTTAAATAACTTTTTACCCTTTTCGGTTTCGTAGTCTTTAATAGCGTCTTCAAGTAAAGTTAAATAGTTTTTACTTCCCTTTGGTCTACCATCTGGGTTAGCACTATTGCCTAGCTCAAATGGTCTACCTCGCGGTTTTTCCGCGGTTTTATCCGCTAATTCATCTTCCATTATTATCACACTCAATTGTTACCCTAAAACTCGTTCCGGCAAGTCCTTGTAATTTTAATATTGCTTCAACATCGCTTCTGGGTATATCTAATTTAATTCTTGCTCCATCTCCCTGACCGTCTAGATTAATCGCACTCTGTATTGGAGGAAGTGAAGCAGTAAAAGTTATTTTATCCATATATATTTAGCTTTCCTTCCGAACACCTTAAGCTTATCCACCCACCCGACCAACTGATTTAAATTTTATCTTTTAACCAGTTTAAAAACTTCTTACCATATTTAGTTTTCATTTCTTTTATTTTGGAGCAGTAAATACTGGCACATTCCTCACTGCAGAAAATTTGTTTCTTTTTTTTCTTTATAAAAAGCCAACCACATCTCTTACATTCAACCGGGTACCCGGTACCGAATTCTTTTGCTATTAATAAGTCAAATGAGTTATTTATTCCTTTCGGGTATTGCCATTTATTATTTTCCATAAAAGTATCCTCTATATATATAAAGTGTTTTATCTCTAAACTTTACGACAAAATATTTTTATACTTTTAATCAATCTATTAACCGTCCTTTCCGAAATCCCCAAATGTATTGCTATTTCCCAGTTGCAATATCCTATTGCCTTATAGATAAGTATTGCCTTTTTACTTACATTTCTTATCTTCTTGGCAATGGCAACGGCATCTACGTAACTGCATATCACATCTTCAAATTCAGCCCCTCCTTCGTTGGATATCGTATTCGGATTTATAATCTTGCTTCTGGGGTGTGAGAAGTGTAATCTCCAGGAAAACGCTTTTATCATTTCATATAGTTCGATATTTGCCTCCTTTCAAATAAAAAAGAGGAATCTTAAGAGCTTTTATACTCCTAAAATTCCTCTGTAGTTCAGTCAGAATTTTATTTAATTATTTCTTAGGTTTCCAAAGAACCTTGTGTGAACATATAAGAATAGTACCGTTCCTAATCTCTATAAAAATATCTTGATATAGATTATTGTTTATCTCCTTTTCCTTTTCTTTTATGGCATTTATTATTTTTTCTATTATAGTCATCCTAATATTAATATATATTAATTCTGTAAACAATCAATAAGTTAGATTTTTGCTATATATTCCTGCGTTCTTGATATCACTTAAATATTCCAATACCTTATCATAATCCTTATCCCAAATTATATTCTTCTGTTTTAGTAGATATTCATAATCATCTGGCCTGCGATTACCAAACCATATCATAAAATCCTGCGGGTCTTTATGAGCTGAACCATTATTCATAGTATGGCAGCCGGAACACAGTAGACAGCCATTACGAATATCCCACCTTACGGCGTGGTTATCTCTGCCAATTACGTGATGGGGATTATTACCAGGTCTTCCACATACCTCACATCTTATTTTAGACCGGATAATCTTTCTCCAAATATCATCGCATTTATTTTTTAATGTTTTTCTACTTGGTTTTCTTTTTGTCTTTACTTTCATTTGTTATATCTGGTATTGTTATTTTGATTTCATTATCCCTACCATACTCTATAATTTCATTACTATCATAAAGCAATTCTTCTATATCAATTCTATCTTTATAATATTGTTGTAGGGAATAATCACTTACATATCTTATTATTTCCATTATTCCTCCTTATCTTCTATAAATATTATTTTGCCTTTTTTGCCTGCATATTTAGTCAATCCATTATCACCGCCTAGAGTTATCGTACCTTCAAATATAATAACTCCTTCTTCTATCTGCTGTTTAAGTTCTTCTATCTCTTGTAGATTTTTATTATCTAAATTACGCAAATCAAGATAAAGTTCTTTTTGCCTTTTAAATTGCTCTTTAAGTGCTGTATTTTCTTTTTGGAGTTGTTTTAATTGTTTATTCCCCATTTCAGCTAACTTTATATAATCGTCTGCTTTAATCATTTCCTTTTTAGCTATTTCTGCAAGGTCTTTTGCTATCTTTTCAGGTTTAATCGGCACACAATAATTTAGCATTAACCAGTTATAAAATTTTTCTTCTAATTCACTCATTATTATTCTCACTTTCTTTTAATATTTTTAAATAAATTCTGATACCAAATAATAAATCTATATAATTTAGAGTTAAGAACATTACACATTACTTGTATCAGTTGCATATCTTTTACAAACAATACTGTGTTTTCTGGAACAAAATCATTTTGAACAACTTTTATCCCTCTTAATTTTCCTATTATACTTTCCATTTCTTCAAGGCTTGGCAATTTAGTTTCTACATTGCTTTCTGTTTGTGCATAATCAAATTTCATTTATATTCCTTTCCCTTTTTATCCCTATATGTGGGTATAGCTTTTATTATTATTTTATTAGCTTCTTCCGGTATTGGCTTGTATATGTAATCTTCCTTTTCTTTTTTCCATTCCTTTTCTTTCTTAACTCCCAATTGATAATTCTTTTCAAGTTCTTTTTTCTTATCTTCACCGACCACGGCCTCGACTACCCATTCTAAAATTGCCCTATAGTCCGATTTATATTTATAACCCTTTGCACCTTTAGCATTATCAAGTTTTTCAATAAACTTTTTAGTATTGGCTTCACCATATTTGTCTATTAGTTTCTGGTATTCTTCTGTAGTCATTAAGACAAATTCTGCGTATGTGTTTTTATTTACTTCAATTATATTAGGTTCAGTTATATTAAGTTTAGTTAAGGGGACTAAATCGGATTTAATCGGATTAGTTCCAGAGTTGATGATATTTTCTTTATTTGGGGCAGGTATTTTAGATGGTGCTTCCCTATCAAAATGAACTTGATATTCTTTAAATTTAATGAACTGTAAATACTTATCGCCATCTGCTTTATAAAGGATTATTAATTTAACTTGGAACATTTCCAGCAGGCAATTATCAATTTTTCTAAGAGTCATATTTTTAATACGTGGAAATATATTTCCTTTAATAATTGACGGGTCAGCAGAAAATCTGCCTTCCCGGTCAAGATGTGCCAGTAGCCAAGTATATATCAACCTTCCCGTATCATTCGAAAGTAAAGATAATTTTCTACTTTGAGATATTGCTTCTTTATCTAATATACGTCCTCTTGGCATTTATTCTCCCATTCCTAAAATTCTATGTCTTTTATGATGGCAAGGGATACATAATAAAACCCAGTTATACATCTTATGTTTTCCACCCTTAACAACCGGAATAATATGATGTATGTTTGCTCCTTCTATGGTAAAAGTTCTTTTGGGTTTTTTAAGACGAAATTCATCATACCAATAACCACACAATGGCTTCTTACAATCAAAACATTTACCCTTATATTCCATATAAACTGCAATTTTTTGTTTATCAGAAAAAGAATCCCTACCTTTGGTTCTTGCCACTAATCCTCTCCTTAATACTAAAATACCAATAACTTACTAAAGCTAAAAATATAATAAAAATTATAAATAGTAGTTGTTTAAACAATATTATCTCCCAAATATTTAAATTCTATTCGATAAACCATAGGGTTATCTCTCCAACTTATTTTATTTATTCTATTCCACACATTTAAAAAATCCCCCAAATTCCTACAACCCTCTGCTCTTGATTCATCCTCCCCATAAGAATAAATCATTTCTTTTAATTGCTCGATTTTTACTGATATTATTTTAATATATCCTTCTTTCTTTCCATTTCTATCTATTTTGAAATAGAATATATCACCGGGATTCCCGGTAAATTTTATCCTTCTGGTTACAGTTTTTTTACCTTCTTTTATAAGTGTTATAAATTCTTTTTTAAATGAGATTAATTTATTCATTTAATTACCCCTACGGGCAGTTCTTTTTTATTTCCAATTTTGGACACTTCCGATGGTTCACAATAAAAATCAATATGATTTCCCACTATAGCACCCCCAGTATCCACTGCTAAAGCTGATATGATTTCACCGTCTAATTTTATAAATACTATTGTGCCGTAAGGTATGACATCGGGGTCAACCGCCACAAAGTTAAAATGCTTTGTCCAATCTTTATTTAGATCTAATCCTATAGCAGTAATGTTATTGCAACCATCATCATTTTGGGTGTATGCGGTTACGGTAAATTTATCCCATTCAATCTCACTCCTATATTCGGTTACCACTTCCCTTTCCCTTATAATCCTATCCACATATCTAACTTCTACTTTAGGATAATTTTCTATCAGGTAGATTATAAGTATTCCTACCACCAGGGTTAGAATTATAAGTAGTGCTATAGTTCTTTGTATTAGAATTAATTTATGGTTCATTATCTACCACCTACAATATGGATTATCATATAAAAATCTATGCCAAAAATTTCTTAGTATGTTTAGTATATGTTTTAGATGTTTCATTTAGACTCCAATTTTTGATTTAATTTTTCAAGCCTTCTTCTTTGCCTACGTTCTTTTTGATGTTTTCTATTTTTAATCCTTCTCCATTCTGCCATCATAGCCATCTCGTGTGCTATGCCTCGCCTATTTTCTAAAGAATCTGCAAATTCTTCACCATCCATATCATAGTCTGCGTAAACATCAGGTGTATATTCTGCCTCTATCCAATCATGTTCGAACATATTCCCCATCACTTCAACCTCCTACTCGCATATATCATAATAATTAAAAATGCTATTATAATTCCTAAAACTATATATATATTTGGGTATATCATTTATAAACTTCCTTAAATAACTTTTCAAACAAGTCCCGATACCAGTTAATAAATCTATAAAGTTTTGAGTTTTTGATTTGTTCTAATTCTAATTCAGCTAAACTTTTAATAGGTGTTTTTATTTGATAGACTTGAACAGTTAACCTAAGTATTTCATTTTCTTTTCTTAGTCTAAAAAGCTCACCTTGCATTTTGCCATAATTTATATTTATAGGATTAATTAACCATTCTATAAATTTAGAACTTTTTAATTCTTTTTTATTCATATCAACTCCAGTTGCCTATATGTATTTGCTAATCTCCTGTTTGCTATTTCTACATAATCGGGATTTATTTCTATGCCGATGAAATTTCTACCCAATTGTTTGCAAGCAATCGCGGTGGTACCTGAACCAATAAATGGGTCTAAGATTAAATTTCCCCGAGTTCTTGAAATTATTCTTTTATATAACATTAGGGGTTTTTGAGTAATATGATATCTCTTATCTTTATTAAAATTTCTTTGCGGTCTTGACTCTATTAAAACATTATGAGTATTACCAATTCCACTTAACATGGGGGTTCTTTTTCCTTTTGAAAATAAAAATATCGGCTCAAACATCGGAGACCATTCTTTACTTATTTTTCCTTTCCCTACTTGATTGGGACCATACCATATTAAAAGTTGTCTATAGGAAAATCCTATTTCTTCACAAATTGGTTTATAATCAAAAATTTGTTTCTCTAGGCAGGAAAAATAAAATTTGCTTCCCTCTTTTAATACTCTAAATATTTGAGATATCCATTTATTTGTAAAGGTCCAAAATTCAGAATCAGAAATATTATCTTTAGAAATTTCATAATCCTTACCTATATTATATTGTGGATCCGTTAATACTAAATCAATACTCTCATTATCAATTTCTTTCATTATCTCCAAACAATCCCCACAATATATTTTATTTAGTTCTAACATTATTAGTCCCTTTGTCTGTTGTTTTTTTAGTGTCGGTGGCCACGTCTTCAAAATCTTTTGGTGATATATAATCATCAAATACACTTTTATATTTTTTTAATATTTTTAATATTTCAAAGAGAAAACTATTTACTTCTAACATCTATTACCCTACCCCACTTAAAGTAAGTTGTTTATTTTCAATTTCATTCTTATAATTGCTATAATTTTTATAATTAGACCAATTCATATCGATATTTGCTTCCCTTATTTCAAGCTCTTCTATTCTTGACCTAAGTTCAGCTTTTGCGATTTCGCACTCCTCGTCAGAACTTATAAAAAATATACCGTGGTGAGAAGACGAGCCGATTGGAACGCCGCACTTATTTATTAGCTTTGTTATAATTCTTCTTAACGTTCTTTTATCTAACTGAAATTTATAAGCTAATCTTGAATTAGATACTGCATTGCCTATACCCTTATGGTATTCATATAGGTATTGTGCTATGTCTTTATCAGGATATTCAGTTATGTTAAATTGGTTATTTGTTTGCATTATTTTCCGCTATAACCAAAATTGCACATTTATTTTTTTCTTCATCATACCAAGCGCAATCTTCTTGACAGTTACGATATATATTTCCGGCTAATGGACAAAACTTTCTTATTGCTACCGATTCATTCATTTCTTCTGTTAGATTATCAATGTGGTCATTATTCATTTCCATTCCTTTCTTTTATATTTATAAATTACAAATCCTTTTTATCATAAAATAAAAAATCTAATATTCTTCTTGTCAACCAATACATAAAAGGCTTAGTTGTAACCAGCCTTAATAAAAATCTTCTTATTAATTTGCTACATCTAATTTTGTTTTTCATAATATTTATTTACATTCTGGGCAGCACTTTTAAAATTTATCTTATTATCTTTTATTCCTTTCTTAATTTAATATTAATAATTGGTAATAAAGGTAATGCTGCCCATTTTTTATACTTTTAGTTTACTTTGTTCTTCAAAATCATCGTCTATTTTTTCTTCTTTTTCAGCCGATATACCATCTTCTATTTTCTGTAGATATTCATCTATTTTCTTTATATCCCCATAGGTATATTCATAGCTATGTTCCTTATTGGTAATAGAATGAAATGTAACCTCTATTTCTTCTTTAGGGCTGATTAATCTTTGTGCTATAGCATATAATCTTCTTACAATCGGAGGGGTTTTTCTTTTATCCCCATATCCCCAGAATGGTTTTTTACCTAAATCTAACTTAGACCAATCAAATGTTTTATTAACATTATCTTCGGTTTTATTTTTACCCTTACTTTCAACACCACTGTCAGAACCCAGATAGCCATCTTCCAGATCCTGGGTAAATATAAAACTAGCCATTGTCGAAGAGAGGGTTGCGTCTACATAAGAACGCTTTTTACATATTTTAATAATATTATTACCAACAGACTCAACATTTTTTATCATTTGCTTCTGCATAGATTTTTGCATTTTATCTTCCCTGGATGAGCAGTAACCTACACCACTACCCATAAACTTAGCTGAATTTTTGTTATATAAATCACATCTAAGCTCATATGCTATTTCCTTATCGGTAGATATTTTTGAAAGTATTACATATCTGGGAACCAGGTTAAAAATAAAATCTATTTTCTCTGCACCACTCTTGCCCAGGGAGGGCTTTGCCCCCTTCCTAATAGAATAATAATCTACTTTAGCTACAAGATTTTTCTTAACATACTCTTGCAGCTTATTAAATATCTCTGCCTGTGCGTCTATATTGGCAAGTATGGTTGCGGTGTCTATTCTATCCTGTGATACTACCGGCAGATCACTATTATTATTTTCCACTACTTCACCTTCAATTATTTCTTCTTTTTTAGTTTTCATTTCTTACTTTCCTCTCTTACAAATTCATAAAAATCACTTTCGTTTCTTATTTGTTTTTTTGAATAATAATTTTCAAGGCAATTTAAAAATATCTTTTTACATACAGATATGTTGATTTCATCTTCTTCATAAAACTTTTCATTATTTGTACGCGGAATATTAAGTATTCTTACTTTTTCAACAGGTTGTTTGTGTTCTTCGAGCAAAATAATATACCCACCACCGGCTTGAATTAAATGCTCATCATAAATTCCCTTACCCGTCTTTAAGTCTATCAATTCCCTCAATCCATTAACTCTTGCATAAATATCCAATGTACCACCAAAATTATATATATCTGATACGAGTGGGGTTTCGATTAATATGGGTTCAATCTTTTTATCCTTAGCCCAGGCATCAAAACTTTTAACCGAATTTTTAGCTGCTGCGATCTGATTCTTAGAATAATCATCTGTACTTGTTTTTTTACCTTGCAATTTATTGGTAATCATAAGATGTGCCAATGTACCAATATCTGCTTTATCGTCAACATATTTTTTGACCTCTGTCCCTTCAAGACCAATTCTATTAGACCAACCTATAAGAACTCTTTTATCCCAGCCAAGCTCTCCCGTTATCGTAGTTACTCCCGGTACTCTTACACCGAAGGAATTTTTATATATTATGTGCGCTTTTGTCTTTCCCATTTCTCAATATCCTCCATAATTTCTTTTAATGCAGAATCCCTTATTAACCAATCTATTTCTTTAGTATCTATAAATTTACAAATAACCTTTCCGGTCATATTGGTAAGGGTAAATTTAACAGAATCCCTTATTGCCTTTAATCTAAATTGCAACCAGTATTCTTTTTCTTCATCACTCATATTTTATCCTCCTCCAGTAGTCCTGATTCTTCTTCATAAATTTTAGATTCTCTTATAATTTCAGAGTTATTATTTGGAATACATTTCCAATTAAATCCACCTGCACTTTTTCTTTTGCCCCTACAGGTTGCCGCTATAGCACCGTTATCAATACCCGTAGTCCTTTCAGCTTCCCCCGCGGAAGCAAAAATCTTCAAAATCTTGCCAGAATGAATCATTGCGACAAAACTACCTTCCATTTCAATATCTTTTAATTGATGATCTCTCTCATTCTTGTATAGTTGTAAATTATCTAATCGATTATCATTTTTAATTCCATTAATATGGTGTATACTTTCTTCAGGTTCCAAAAACCTACCCAGATGTTTTTCCATTATTAATCTATGCTCATATACATATCCATCTTTTTTACAATATGGATGATTTCTATCTTTGATAAGAATATATCCTCTATAATCTGTATATTTTCCACCCTTCCATCTGGAACTTTTATCACCCATATATTTACCTTTAAGGGTATTACTTATTTTGTTTTTCGTTTCTTGCGTATGCTTATTGCCATTACGCACAGCACCAACCCCTACATTTCCCACTAACAGTATGTGGACATTTCTTTTTACCTTTAAAACAAAATCCATTAATTTGTTTTATCTTATTTTTACCATACTGTTCAAAGAATTTATTAATCTTGTCTTGAATATCTAACTTGTAAGTATAATTTACAGGTTCACATTTACTCATCTTTCATCACCCCGTCCGGTACTCTTGCAATCATATTATCGGCTAATTCATTTATACTTATACAATTATTAGTCGTATATAAACTTAATTCCTTATATTTATGTAGTTTCAATTCCTCAATAATAATTTTCTTTAATTTTTCCTTATCCATTTTTTTCCTCTCCCCTATGCCCCTCGCACTTTTCCATTGGATATTTCTTGTCGCAAGTAGAACACTCCAGTTCTCTACAACCCATATCATTACAGGTATTACATAGACATTTATCACATACTTTTAGTATTGTTTTCATTTTAGTAATTCTGGATTTTCATAAATGTTGCCAATAATCTTACTACTGCATTCTCCAAGTTGGTCTTCATAAATATCATAAAAAAATTGAGGAATCTTAACCACATATTTTTTTGTCTTGTAACAAGTCCAATCGGGCAATTCTAAAACATCCCCCTCATAAACCTCTTCATTTTTATCTTTTAATCCTGTATATTGTCCAACTGTTTCGGGAACAACTCTAATAAATAAATCCTTTAGTTCTTTTGGATTCATGCAATCAGCTTCATTACAATATTCTTCTATCTCTGTTTCATCCCACGAATTATCATAAATATAATAATTCTCATATCCATCACAATTTCTAATAACCAAACAACCGTATACCCATTGGCCATTGTCTATTCTCTTACCCCTAAATTTAATTTCTCTCATTTCAACCTCCTATAATCTCTTTTACTTCCATTACCATTTCCTTTGTGCCAAGAACAATATGTAATATTAGGATTTATAATTATACCTACTGGAATACATTTACCTTTGTTGTATTCGCTACAAGTATTACATTTTTTACTCTTTTCAATTTTTGTTGTTCGGTATATTCCTTCTAGTGGTATTGTCTTTAACATATAATCTCCGTTATAAAATATGTCGTCTTATTCATTCATTTATTAGCCTCATAATATTTACAATTATCACAATCAATCTCATCATTATACTTGGCTGGCAAATCGGGGCATTGACACTCGTAGCCATACTCAATTAAATCCAATTCCGGTATACCACCGATTGGTTCTGGGTTTAAAAATATGCAATCATCTTTCATTTAATTAACTCCATCTGCCTATCCGATTCTCTTAATTCTTCATTTCCCCAAGCATCCCAACCATTAATCCTATACCTAGCAAATAATTCTATACGGGGTAAATCTGATATGCTTTCAATAAGAGCATAACTTTCTAATGGTTTTTGTGAATGTTTTTTAGGAACAGTTGAAAATAATACGGTTGGCTTATATCTTTCCTTATTAAATTGACATTTGTCTTTATATCCAAATAGGATGTGTTGTGTTAGGTGAACAAAATAATTTCCACAACCAGACGGTTTAACCCATGTTATCGGTGCTAGGTATTTAAAGCCCCATGATTCCATTACATCAAAAGCAAATCTTAAATGAGAATTTGTAGTCCATAACCACAAATGACATCCTTCTTCTGCTAAATCACCGACTGGAAGACTTTTTATCTCTTCTATTTGCATTATAGGATATACAAATCTGGCGGGGCGTAATTTTCTTGTTTGATATAATCCAGTAAGCTTCATTGGCCACGGTGGGTCGGCCAAAATAGTTCGGTATTTTTTATCTATTTTATTTAGTTCTAACATCTATTACCCTACCCCACTTAAAGTAAGTTGTTTATTTAACTTCATTTGTTATGTGATTAGAGATTTTTTAATATGTTTTATTAAAATATCTCTAATCAATTTATGTTCTTTTTTTATTAGGGATTTCACATAATTGGTCATCTTATCAATTGTTTCTCCACCATAAGTGATTTTAGAAATTGTTATTTTATTTATATCTTTTTCAACCTTATCCCAATTTATCATTTCAATTTCCCCCCCCAAATTAATTGTAATTGTTTATTTCAAACTCCTATAATCTCTTTTACTTCCATTATTAATTTTAATATTTCTTCAGGAGTTTCCTTAATCCATATTTCAATATTGTTATACGCTATCAAACGAGTACGATTTGAATATTCGTCATGATTAAAACCACGGATATATTTAGTATTTATGTAGAATTCAGTTGTTGTGTCATTCTTACTTTCTGGACATCCCCACATTCTGTTTAGTTTTATAAATTTCATTTTTCCTTACCTTCTTCTATATTTATAATATTTTAATAACCCCACTAAATTGATAATGGAGTTAATGAAGTATTATTTCACTAAATTATTTACCTCTCGTTCCAAATCATTAAGTCTTTGGTCAAGTTCTTCCGATACTTCTTTAAATAATTCTATTAATTTTTCAATTTTGTTTTCCATTTTCATTCCCCTCCTCTACTTGAAAATATTATTGTTACAATTCTTATTCCGTTATTATCAATTATTCCAATACCGATATTTTTATAGATTGGATTTAATATAACTTTATTGTGGGGTTGGCTGTTTAACCAGGCACCTAAAAACATTTCCGGAGTAGCTTTACAATTACTTCTTCCCAAAATCTCACCACATCTAACACGTTTGCCTTCAGGGGTATAGTGTGAGAAATAATTCCTGGCTGTCATATCATTACATCTTGATCCTGCCAGTTCCATTAATTTTTGGTCAGCTATAAGTGGATTAAGATTATTTTCTATCCTTGCATCATTTACGAGGTTTAGGAAAGCTAGTTCAGTTTCGTTTAGGATTACCTCTTTTTTGCAGGTAACGGTAAGGCCAAGACTGGATAATGCAATTGTGGATATTATAAGTATTACTATTATTGTTTTTAATTTATTCATTTTCTAAATCCTCTAATTTATTTATAAATTCCCTATTTGATTTAATAATTATTTCTTGAACATTATTTATATACTGTCTTGAATAACCCATTTGTCTTGCTAAATCTTTTATTCCCAATTTCAATTTCTTCCTTATCTCTCTAATTCGTTTACTGACCCTGTAGCGCTCTAACGTCTCTTGCCAGTACTCTTTATTACTTCTCATATTTACTCTTAAATTTGACCGTATATATACGGCTTATAATTAAAATTATTCTATATATGCTTGTTATCATCCTTGATTTCATATAGATTGTTTTTTTCAAAAAAAATATCATCTGGTTTGCAATTTAAAATTTCTGCTATTTTCTTTGCTATTTTGTAACTTGGTGTAATTTTTTGATTTACATATTTGGAAAATGTGGTTTCCGAAATACCTACAGATATTGTAATAAAGCTCTGTTTTAAACCTTTTTCTCTTATCTTCTTTTTAAGTTTTGTATCTTTATTATTCGCCATTCTCTTTATACTCTATGATATATATGATAATAATGACGTTGCTATAATGTATATTATGTTAATAACCTTTTTATCCAAGAGTTCGCATAGAATATTATCTATGCTTTGATTACGATTATACTACAATAAAATACCTTGTCAAGTAAAATATAAATAATTTTACAAAAAAGTTTTATT